CTCTCTGGGCCTTTACGTCATCGACCGGGCCAACATCAACGCCCCGGAGCGGAGCGGCGCCCGCACCGTCGGCGGCTGGGCCTGCGTAGCGGCCAATACCAGGCGCTGCTGAAACACATCCACCAGGGAAGGAAACCCGTACACCCCCCGGAACGCCGCGAAACTCCACATCAACGACTCCCCGGACGGAGGAACCCCCTCCGGAACCGCGGAAACATTATCCCAAAGAGAATACTCCGCGGAAGCCGTCACCTCGGCCGCCTCCGCCTCCATCCACGCCGTGCAGGCCGGCACCTCCACCCGCACCCGGGAACGCAACTTCACATTACTCTCCGTCCATGCCTGTACGCTAATCAAAAACAAACCATCCTCCGGCACCGTGTAAGACGCCTCCTCCATCGCGCTGAACACCTCCGCATACCTGCCGCCAGACATCCCCTTGATCGTGGAAGGCAGCACAATCTCCATCCCCGACTGGACAGACCTCCATCCCTGCAGCGTCACCACCGTACCCGCCGTTAAAAAACGGCTCATGAAAATGCTGGCCGCATTCCCGTTCCCGCTCTTATTGACGGACTCCGCCGCCTGCGTCCACTCCAGGCGCACCATGCTCCCGGCGCCCACATCATCCGTCGTCAGCCCCCTGGGCCTCACCGTCAGCGTCCGCCCCTCTCTGGACAACGGACACTCCCCGGAAAAACGCTTCCCGTCAACCACCAGGGCATTCACTGCGGGCAGCCCGGCATACACGCAATAATCATACGCATCGCCCTCCAAAGGCAGCGTCAACTTCAACACGTCGCTGGTGGACAACCCCGCCGCGGACATCTCCTCCCGGACTTCCGGCTTCACCACCCCGGAAGCCACCCCGGAAAACTCCGCCTGACACTCGGCAGCCTCCAGCGTACTGCCCTTATCATGGACAACCTTAACCGTATAAAACCCGCTGGCCGGCGCGGTATACACATCCGTACTGCTCTTCCAAACCGTCGTAAACTGCGCGTCTCCGGCGGACCAGGCCGTCAACCGAACCACCGCGCCCTCACCCATTCCGGTCAGGGCGTTCCCCGTCACATTCACGTCAAACCTCGCCCCGGCTGGCCAAAAATCCGTCCTCATCCCGCGGGCGTCCAGCGTCACGGCCCCGGATTTGCGCGGCTCCGTCCAGGCAAACCGGACCGTCCGCCCGTCCTCCAGCGCATCCGCGGGCAGCCCCCTGGGCGTCACGTCAACACCGTCGGGCCCCAGCGTCAGCACGGCGGACGCCCCCGGAACCTCCACCTCATCCACCCCCACGCGGCTTGCCCCGCTGGAAGACGCCGTACAGGTCAGGAAATGCCGCAACGCCGGCGTGGCGGGAACCGAAAACCGCTGTATGGAAGCAGGCCGGGAGCCGGAACGCAGCCGCAGCACCACATCCTTCTTATAAGCATCCACCACCAGCTTATTCCCGCAGGAATCAGCCGGAAACCCCTGGCTGGGATCGGAACCGTTGGAAAGCTGGGACTCATACAACATCAGGCGCAAATAACACTCCTCCCCCGCCTCGTCCCCGGTCAGCTGCAAATTGGAAGCGGCCCCCACCGGGGAATTGGACGTCCCCAGCAGCTGCCAATCCTCATTCGGGAAACGCCGCTCCACGGCATACGTGCCGTACCACTCCTTATAACAATAAAACGTCCAGGTCCCCTTGCAGGTAATCATATTGGAATGGCAAATCACACCCTTATGAAAATGCTCCGGATAATCCGCCGGAGACGTCAGGCCGTCCACGAAATCCGCCGCCCCGTTAAAATCCCTGTCGCACGTCCACCAGGACCAATAACTCCCCTCATTGAGGCAGAGCTTTTTCCCAGCCGTGAAAGTGCTGGCTGCCGTAAACGCGTTGGCAATCACCCAACCCTGGCGAATCACGGCCCCCGTGCTGAACCCGGTCTGCTGGGGCACCGTCACCTGGACGCGCATCACATCCCCCTCATTCACCGCCGCATCTGGATCGGACGCATGCTCCCCGAAAGACACCCTGTAACACCCCTCATCCAGCGTCAGGCGCACCGGAAAATCCCGGAACTCCTCATACCGCCAGGGGCGGGCCTTAAACTCATAGGGAGCCAGGGAAAACATGCCCTCGTCATCCCGTTTCAGCACCATCAGCTCATGCGTGGGGCAGGCCAGAAACAACATGCTGTTCACCTGTTTGTGGCGCAAAGCGGAAACATCGTCCTGGCTCCACACGGAAGGCAGGGAGGCAACCACATCCCCCTCGGCGGACAACACGCGCAGCAGGGAAGGGGACACCTCAACCAGATACCGGTCATTCGTGGAATAGATGTAAGGCAGGATGATGGAGCCATCCAGGGCGGCGGCAATACGCCGGAACCCGCGGCGTCGGGAAACGCCCCCCATCTGGCCCAGGTCCAGGTTCTCAATTCTGGAAGCCCCGCGGTGAAAATTATCCAGGTCTGCCCGGACGGCAGAAGTAGGAGAAAGCTCGCCTCCGTTGAAAGCGCATCGAATCATGCACCATCATTACAACAAAATGCCGGAGGATGAATACAACCGTAACTTGACTAAACCAACGGCTCATTCCCTACGTTGTCCAGGAATCCCGGGCGGCGTTCTTCATTTTCTTGGGGGGCCTCTATCCCATCAAACTCAATCGGAGCGGCTTTACCATTATCAGGATGTACAAGAGGGGCCTGAAACGTTCCGGCAAGTACTGCGGCAATCTTTGAAAGCCCTGGTACATCCACCGGTTCCGGTTCATTGTAACCGGCCAGCTTGGAAAGTTCCCTCACCGCCTCAATCTTGCCGGGCATCTTCTTGCGCATCCCTGAATCCGTGTAGGCAACCTCCTGGCATAAAGGAGAATCTTCGCCCACTTCTCCAATTGGTGTACGCAACACAGCAGTAAGAAACTCAAGGCATTCCTGCTTGGTGGCAATCGCTGATCTGTCCAACTGGGCGTTCAATTCGTCAATCATTCGCAAAACTTCGCCATCTTTGGACAAACGAGAAGCCGCCTTGCTGGCCGCGTCATTACTCATATCCTTGCGATTGTAGGCCTTACGATAGGCGTCCGCCTTGGACAATTTTGACTCAACCAAAAGCCTTGCGAATTCCTTCTTCTTCTCTGTGGCAATAGATGTTTTATCTCTCTTAGGCATGATCTTTCATCGTTCGTGTGATAGCGTCTTCCAATCGTTTACGCCCTTGTGCCGTGAGGAAATAACCTTTTTTGAATCTGCCTCCATATTGGGAGGTAGAAACGTCTCCTGCACCGCAAAGGGTATTCAGATGAAAGCACAAACGGCTGGAAGATACGGAAACGCGGTTGGAAATTTCTCCGAACCGAATGCCGGGATTAAGACCGATACAGGAAAGAATAGCGATCTGAACCGGAGACATTTTCAGCCGTGAAAATGCTGCGGACATGATGGACATCAATTTTAACTCTGACTGCTTCATCTCCCTTCCTCCCTTCTCATATACCGTTCAAAGCAATAATCCGGCGCATTCTCGACCTGGCATACCACGTTATTGCCGCGATAGAGGCGTGAGGCAATACGGGCATCCAAATGTTCCCCGATATGCACCGGCAACAGATTGGATGTGAGCATCGTCCATTTCCCCAGCCGCCCATCGACAACACGGTTCAGGGCGGAAAGAATAGCGGGGGAAGTATTCTCCGCGCCAATATCATCCAGAATCAGCACGTACACCTCTTTAACCAAATATTCGATGAACGCCCAATCCCCGGAACGAAGCATGGAAACCACCTTCTGCCACTTCCAAAGCTGAATGGGCAACGTGGGGCGTGATTTAGTCAGCGCATCCCTGGCAGCCTCCGCCAGATGCGTCTTGCCTACCCCGGAAGCCCCCAGCAGGGACAGCCAGCGGCGCGGACGAACCTTATTAACGATATCGTTAATAAACCACTGCACTTCCCGGTGCATGGCCTGCACCTCCGGGTGAACGGACTCGTCAAACCCGCCCATATCGTACCGTACCGGCTTGTAACTGCGGACAATCCCGTCCTGGGAAGGCATCACGGAAACCTGCCCGGCCAAACGTTGAATATCATCCATCATTCGTACCTCCTTCCCGCGTTGGCGTCATTCCGCCCAGACGAACCTTGATGTCCCCGCTGCGCATTATTCGTGACCCAGGAACGGGCATACTTCCGGGCTGCCGGCTTCCAATCGGCAAGAGGAATCCCCTTGCTGTCCCGCCAGCCACGGGCGCTGAAATCATCAAAAAACGACTCTGCGCACCGTTTCAACTCGTCTCCCTTGGGAGCCATAAGCTGGGCCGCCATGAAAAGCCGCACATCCTCCGCGTCCCGCGGGAACTGCTCTATGCCTCGGCTTACAGGTAATTTCTTCGCATTCGCATCCGTCTTCGTCTCCGTCTCCGAATACGCATTCGCATTCGCATAAGTAACGGGTTGAGGCGAATCGTTACGACCTGTTACGAGTTTCCGCAGTTCGTATTTCTTGTCGGAAACTTTCAGCACTTCGTAACCGTTCGGAAGCGGCCATTTGGGCATGGACTTCCCCTGTTGGTCGAACCCCAGAATCATCAAGTATGGCTTCTCATTATGAGAATAAAGCAGAATAAGCCCCGCGGCCTCACACGCGGAGAGGCAGCGTTGAATATTGCACTCGCTCATCTTGTCGAGTTGGAGAGGATACAGCGCAGAACGGAGAATGGGCGTCCTGGCGTCATAAAGGCCGTAATCGTCTGCCACAGACATCAAGCGTCGGTAGAACACCTCGGCCTCCCACGAAAGAGAGGCGACGCGCCCTGATGTCAAAATAGCATCTCTGATCAATCGTGTTGGCATATCAAAAAAGCGTCAGTTGGGGGTTGTAGATTTCATAAAGACCAGGAAGACGGTCTTCCCGCGGCGGTGTCCGAACAAAGGTTCATGGCTGGCCAGTTTCAGAACTTCCGCGGTTGAAACCTGATCCTCGCACCACTTGAACACCAGAATGCCGCCCGGTTCCAAAACCCGGAAACACTCCCGGAAGCCGGATTTCAAATCCTCCCTCCAGGTTTTCTGGTCCAGTTTTCCGTACTTCTTGGCCAGCCAGGATGATTCCCCAGCGTGAATCAAGTGCGGAGGGTCGAATACCACAAGGCGAAACGCCCCGTCGTTGAAAGGCATCTTCCGGAAGTCCCCGACGACGTCCGGCTTGATTTCCAAGGTTCGCCCGTCGCAAAGCATGTGCGTTTCCTCCCGACGGTCCATGAACACCACATCGGGATGGCGGCGGTCAAACCAGAACATGCGGGAACCACAACAGGCGTCAAGAATGGCTTTCATGCCTCCATCCTCCTTTCCACAATCTGAATTCTCCTTCCGATATACCACATGACGGGCACGGCCATGCTGTTTCCCACAGCCTTATAGCGGTGGGAATCCGGACAATCCGCGGCGGGCTTGCCCCTCCACGGAATCAATGTCCAGTCATCCGGGAACCCCTGCAAACGCTCGCACTCCCGCGGCGTCAGACGACGCACGACATAGCCGCTCTGAACAAACGTCACGCCGGCGTGGGACGCACTGCCGCAGTTTCTGGTTAAAGTCGCTGCAATGGACGAATACCTGAAAAAACCGTGCCCTGTGTTGATAACGCCTTGATCATAACACACCTCCGGAGTCTTGCCGCCCGCCGTCAGGGTGTACATGGGATCTCCCACGTCTCCCCAGCCTTTCCCGGTCACGTCGTTATCGCTCTGCCGTATGGCGTTGCGTATGTCCACAGGCAGGCACACGCATTGATTGACGGCTCCGCCGCCATGACCGCTCCGCAATGTCGGAGCCACGTCAATAGAGGCGTCCCGTCCCGCGTCGTTCTGGGTAAAAACCACAATCGGTGTATTGCCGCCCCCCGTGCCGTACTTGGCCGACACGGTGGAGCAGACATCTCCCATTTCTCGGACGCGGGAATCCTGGGCGTGGTTTTCAAATACTACCAGATTTTGACACTCGTCCCCCGCTGGTCCGCCCGTCCCTTTCGCCCATTTGGACGTGACAGAGGGCGCCACATCAGGCACCAGGTACGCCCCCCGCTGCCTGAAAATCTCCTGGTCGCTCATGCCGACTCCTGACTTGTGGGCGAACAAGGTGGGGTGGACTCGTCCTCCGTCCCAATGCGAGCCCTCAAAGCGGCTTCCAGCATTTCCGGCAGCTTCTTTCCACGTTTGGCGGCACGCCTCAAGATTCCCCGGCACGCGTTCGCCGACAGGTAAAAGCGAGTCGGCACTGGCCCAGTTTCCAGCGCCTGCCACAGCCAGGACAAACACACGTTTTCTTCGCTGGGGTACTCGGTGCCATTGGGCGTCAAGCACCCTCCACGCCACGGTTCTTTTTGGTCCGGCCACCACACCGCTATTGGGGTGCTTCCTCCCTCCCCCTGGAGGGATGACGGGGGCGTCAGCTCCGCAAAGAGCGCCCAGGAAGCATCCAAACGCATTATCCGGCGTGGAAAGGACTCCGGGAACGTTTTCCCACAGCACCCACTTGGGCTTGAAATGGTCCGCCATGCGGCAAAAGGTGAGACACAGGTTTCCCCGGTCGTCGGCGAGGCTGCCTCGCTTTCCGGCGACGCTGAACGCCTGGCAGGGGGTCCCTCCGACCAAAAGGTTAATTGCTGGTATGTTCCATTCATGGTATCTGGTCATATCGCCGAGGTTGGGCACGTCCGGGAACCGCTCGGCGAGTACGGCAGACGGAAAGGGTTCGATTTCTGAAAAGGCCACGGGTTCCCATCCCAGGGATTCCCACGCCACGGAGGCGGCCTCAATGCCGGAGCAGACAGAAAGGTATTTCATGCGAGCCTCCTTTCCAGTATCGCCGCCTGCTCGTCAGTGAGGTACTGCCAGCTTTGCGGCGGGCGAGTCAGGCCGATGTCAGAGAGCGGCACTGTGGAAATCCTCACGGGGTCTTGGATGCCCCAGACATAGCAAGGCAGGTAATTCCGCAGGTGCTCTTCCGTCACGCAAGCTTGCTTCATGGTCCATTCTAAAATTCCCTTTGGGGGATATGGTCGAAGTCCAGCAGTGACAACTAAACGGCACTTGCCGATGATGCCCCGTGTCCCGTACTGGCCGGATTCATAGAGCCACAGTGTGACGTGTTCTCCGCGGGGGATGCGGGGTGCGTTTTTACGCAACTCCCATCTCTTTTCCCCGGACAGAATTTTCCCGGAGAAAGGCCGCCTGACGGATAAGAGGATGTTAATCATTGATCCCTCCTTTCAAACACGATTTCCACTTGTCCGGCGCGTCCCAGGTCGTGAATCCGCTCAATCCCGGCGCAATCCAGCGTCCGGTCGTCAATCCCCAGGGCCTTGCAAGCTCCATCCAGATACGCCTTGCAGCGCGCCAGGCAATTATCCGCGTCCGGCTTCGGTCCCTTGAAAAACCAGACCACCCGGTAATGCGTCGGTTGCATCCTCCGGCCATTCAGGGCTTCACAAGTCCTGCCCCAGGCTATATTCCGGGCGCGGCTCTTGGCAGCCGTCTTCTTATAACCGGCCACAATGGCCCCCCTCTGTGTGAGAGGGGCCTTGGCATTGGGGGACAAACACCGGGGAGTGTGGGGCAAGGTAATGGTCAGCGTGGTCATCATGCCGCACCTCCTTCCCATCCCTTTTTAAGTTCCCAGCGCGGAATGCGGAAATACCGCGGCAAGGCCACAGCTCCCGGATAAATCCCCGTCGCCACGCACTCGGCGTACTGGCGCAGGGCGGCCATATACTGCCCCCGGTAATGCTCCAGGGCCTCCTGATCCATCCGCACCTCGGAAATGCAGTAAGGAGCTGCCGACTCCATGAACACAAACATGAAATTCCGGCGTATCCCGAAAATCGCCTCATACAAATCGCAATACAAGGCAGCCTGCCAGCCGTACCCGTAGCGGGCCATATCCCGGTCAATCAGACCGGGATCCTCCACGGGCGTGGAAGTCGTCTTCATATCAATAATCGGCATCTCTTCATCGTGAGGCAGGATATCAATCATCCCCGTAATCGTAATCGGAACCGGAGGCTTGTCCGGTGCGTACTCAATGAGCAGCATCTTGTACATCGCCACCTGGGAATCAAACGAATCCCCCAGCACCAGTCCGTGTTCGGTTCGCAGGTAATTATTGAAAATCCCCACGGCCTTCTGCGCTTCGGCGTACTCCTCCGGCGTCAGCACGGCTCCCCCACGGTCGGCAAACGCCGCCCAGCGGGCTGCTTGCCCGTCGTCCTGCTTCGTCTTGGACACGGAGCCGTTCTTATTCACCCCCGGCAGCCACTCTTCCACGAGATACTGACTCTGGAACTGATCCGGTGTCAGGGCCAGACAATCCACCAGGGAACCAAACCGGAACCCCTGGGAAACCTTCTCAATCCCTTCATCCTGCCGATACTTCCATTTATAGGGATTCCGGGCGAAATCCGTCAGCATGGACTTGGAGACACAGTGAGGAATCCCCTTCTTGGAATCGTGGTACGCCTGCGGATTATCCACCCGGCCACAAGCCTCGCCGAAAGTCGCAAAGCCCGATAAATCTAAAACATTCATAGCTAAAGATCCTTGCTATCCTGCATGCTTACTTCCCGGAGGCCCCCACCCAGGCAACCACCTGATTGAAATTCGCCACCAGCCACTCCAGCGTCTTGGGCGGGAACGTCTCTTCCCGGCTGGCTCCCTGCACGTAATAAATCTGCCGGCCCCGGCAGAAATTCACTACCTGGGGCATCGTCACGCCGTGGTCTCGCAGCAGTTTTTCCAGGTCTGCCACGCTCACGGCAGATTCCGGCTCCAGCTTCAAATCATCAGTAGGAGTGGGCGAAGAAACCACTTCCGGTTCAAGGGGCTTTTCTTCCTGCCTGGATGCCGCCGCCACTGGCGGAGGTACAGCAGCGCCCGCAAGAGGATTGACGGCGGAAGACTTTTTGGAAGTCCCTGTTACGTTCCGCATATCGGGTCCGGCTTCTTCCGCATCGGCATCCGTATAAGAATTGCCCGTCACTTCATTGTAAAGCCAGCACTTTGCCTTTCTCTCCGCCTTCCCCAGAATAGCGTCATGCCCCATTCCGGTATTCACCCGAATTGCCAATTCCAGCGTCTTTTCGTTGGTTTTTCCGCCGTTCTGTTGCCAGACGATCTTCGGCGTAACAACCGCCCCCTTGTCTTCTTTCAGTCGGGCCAGTCCCAAATCAATGCTGTAAGTCAAGCCGGGAACCTTTTTCAGCAAAGCGGTAAAACCTTCCTTGGTGATATAATCCCGCCCGGAAATAATATTGAACTGGTTTCCGGTCATCTGTACCCCCTTCAACAAGGCGGAAATGGCGCATTCCCGCACCGTATTAACCGGATAGCCTTTCTCTTTGTCCTTATCTGTTCGGAACCCAAGAGGGGACCCTTGAAGAGACATAATAGGCTTCATGACTTCCTCAGTCAGTGCTTCCCGGAGGGCTACAATGGCATTGGCGACCGCAAATGCCTTCTTGAATCCAGTCAGGTCATTGCAAAGACCGGTTTCGGCCAGCTTGTCTAATTTGTCGGCAACGGTCATCAAATCCTGTTGCCCATTGGAATTCATTAGTGTATTCATAAATCGTTACTAATTGTAATTTTACAGGTTGCATTCGTAACAGGCCGGGGACCAGTTGGAGCTGGCCCCGGCCAACTCACTATCGGTCGATTTCTCCGGTGAAGGAGGATTTCGTACACAGGCACACGGCGCCGCGGTGAATCCGGTTCTCCGGCAAATCCTTTGCCAGCTTGTCGGCAATATCCTTAATCGCATTGCGTTCCGGGATGTCCGCGCGGACAAGCTGGTACACAAAATACAGCTTCCCGTCAGCCAGGCGCACACGCAGGCGCACCTTGATTTGATACGTGGTATCTCCTTCGGCGCCCCGGATAACCGGAATCGCAATCGTGAACTCGGTAGGAACATTCAGTTCGCCGCTCTTGGAATCCACCGTTTCGTTATAAGTCAGCTTCGTTTCGCCGTCGGATGCCCGGTAGGCAGACTTAAACTCCACCTTGCGGTGCATGTCGAACTTGCTCGCCAACGTGAGCATTGCAGACGGGGTGGGCTCCATCACGTCCTTGCTGTTCTCTTCAAGGAATTCAACAAAATCCTTTTGAGACATAGCTTGTCCGTCGTATTTGGTCCAATTCTCCCACTCCACCGTCTTGTTGAGCTGCATAGTGGCTTGGTGGTCCCCCCATCCATTACCATCGGGGGAATAATAATTGAGCACGGCGTTTACTTCTCTGTCGCTCACGTAAATCACGCTCTTGACGCCATTTTCGGCATCTTCCGCCTTCACGAAATCTGCCAGCGTTTCCAGGTCCAGCAGCTGAACACTGCCGGCCTTGCGAGGGGGCGTATTGCCCAGGCAATCCAGATGATACAGGGTATATCCATTCGGCACGACGGCGGCACGGCCATTCGCCACTTCCTGCACGCGGACGGCTGCCAGAGTTTCTTCGTTCAAGTTATCCATATAATTTTTCTATAATATTTATGTTGTTATGTGGTTGTTGGGAACTTAGGCGCGCTTAGCTACCTTGGCGGGGACTCCGGCATCAACATCGGCAGCAGCCGGGAATGTCACCTTCACAGGAGCATCCAGGTCCAGTTTCCCCTGGGCGGGGTCGTCCGTATGCAGGGCGCCGGAGGTATCGGCAAACATGATGCGCGGGGCAATCGTCGGATCCGGGATGCTGGCCGTAACCTTGGGTTCAATGACTACTTGATTCACGCCGCCTTTGCGCTTCACATTCAGCTTAAGAGTCAGGGAACCATTATTCCCGGTTGCCAGCACGGCGGAAACAAGGCTGGTCATCTTGGTGTCCAGGGCTTCCAAAAGAGCCCCTTCGTTAATCTCGGAAAGTCCTTCGAAAAAAACATCTCCGGGTACTTGTCGTTTAGTTACTTCACTCATGATGCTATCTATTGGTTATTGCTTTCCACGATCCGCGTGGGGCGGGACGGTTTTTCCAAGCCGTCAAAAGCTTTCATGGGAGTGGGAGACTCCGGGCAAAACCCGGAATGCGGGCTCTTGCCCGCCTGCAGCTCGGCGTTATCCAGCTCCACCGCCAGCCAGAACAGGCACGCAGCGGAAAGACCAAAGGAGCAGGCACCCAAAAACTTGAAAAAGGTATTCATGCCGCAGCCCCCTTTCTTCTTCTGCGCGGGGGAAGAATATTCATATCCACTCCATTCACTTGAGGCTTCTGTGCATGATCCTGCTGGTGGATATAGCGCCATACAGACAGGGCAGGGAACTCATAGGGGCATCCGGCGCTTCCTGTTCCGGGCAACGCCTGAATGCTGCCATCCTGGACAAGGGCAAGAATGCGCTCTCTTCCCCAGCCCGTCATGAACCTTACGTCATCCAAAGTGACAACTACCTTGCCGCGGAAGGCGGCAATCGCCTGCGCCTCGTCGGAATCAGGCAATAATCCCACGCTCGCCGCCTCCGGGGAGGAAGGCACAGGAGAAGAAGCAGCCTCCTTAAGCACCCTGGCTATGGTTTCCAATGCCTCCGCCAGACTCTTCAACGTTTTTTCATTCGTGCTCATGTTCGGTTAATTAAAATGGCCGCCCGGACGGGTATGCCCCGCGCCTGCCAGACCGTATTATTCTTATCTACCGATTTGTGTATTTTGGTTTTTAGGCCCCACCTGGGCCGGGCGATTAGTTAAAGCTCGTGCCAGCCGAGCAGCTTCAATTCTTCGATCAGGGCTTCTTCCATAATTCAGTCGTCGTAGTGTCCGTCGGGGTTGTCGCACTGGGAGGCGTGGTCAAAATCCCACTCGTCGATGGCCTGCTCAATCTGCTCCAGGAGTCCAACCGCAACGCCGTAGGATATCGCTTCACCGTCCACTCGGATGCACCGGTCTTCGTCGTCGTATTCGATAATCATGCCGCCGGCTTCTTGGGTTCGGGGTTGCTGGACTTCCTTTCTTCATCCTCCATCATGGACAGGATGGTTCCGGCTGCCTTGAGTGCGGCCTCTGCGCTGCTCTTCATGAGTTTTTTCATCTCATCAGTTTGGTTGGACAGACGGCTCAAGCTGCAAAGAAATGCCGCATGATCTGCCAGGTATTGAATGTGTTCGTTCATATTCATGCCGCGGGCTTCTTGGGGTTCTTCGGACGGGGGTGCTTTGTCATCTCCACCACTTCTTGAGCCATTCGAGCAAATAAGGAGCAAATCAACTGCTCTTTAGTCATTCTGGCAGCATCAGCCACCATCCCTAACCACTTGCTGGGTGGTACTGGTATTTCTATTTTCACACGGGGTGTCGTGTTCATGCATCTATAAATACCATGTTTGTGTAGCAACGCAAGAGATTTTTAACACATTCGTGTTATGATTGATTTGTTTTAGTATTTACATCTCAACAAAATATCGTAATATCAACGCATGACGCTTACTAAGGAAGATGTGAAAAAATGGCTCAAAGATCTCGGAAAAGATCGCTTTTGGCTTGCAGAGCAGTGCGGGGTAGGCAAGCGCACTGTGGATTCATGGTTTGCATCAGATCGAGATTTACCAGCCCGTGTGGCATTGCTAATTTCTCAACTCATGTTACCGACGGTTACAACTGATACTCAAGGCCGTAACCTCCGGCGTGTAGAAACTCTTACCCTTCAATTCTCAAAATCAGAATGGGAGACCATCAAGGAATACCAAAAATTACATCCGGGAAAATCCGTTGCACAACTTGCCGAAGAATTTGTTCTAAACTTGGCTGACTCTCTCCAGAAAAATTTCTCATTCACCCCACAAGTTATTGACTCATTTTCTGAATCTTTGGACTACACCACTCAAGTAGTCGGCAACACGGCAGCCGGTAAACCTTCGTCTGGCGAGACTGTCCCGCAGGACATTCGCATTTATCGTCCTCTTGAATGGGGCGAATTCGTCTTACGAGTCAACGGCAAATCAATGGAACCCGAAATACCGGACGAATCCCTGGTCATCATCAAAAAATATGAAGACTACCTGTTCCCAGCACTAGGATCCCTGGTAGTCTATAACGAAGGTAATGACTACACCCTGAAAAAGCTTGCCAAGCGTAAAAACCCGGGAACCGGGAAAATGGAATATGTCCTCAAGTCGATCAACCCTGCTTATAAAGATGTGGAACCTATAGCGGAGGGTAAAATCTCCGGCATCTATGTGGAAACCCTGGAACGCTGGGAGAAAGCCTAACCTATTTCAAATTCATGCAACCTTACCTCAAAGAAAAAAAGAAAAACATCGACTGCTGTAAGATCCTGTACTGTTCATCCTGCAACGCCAAAACGCAGCATGATGTGCAATGCCTGGAAGATGGAACGATATACCAGACGACATTTCGTGAAAGAAGTCACCCCAAAGAAGAAACCCGATTCACTTTCATGCTTCGCAATACATGCTGTGTTTGCAAAAAAGAATCGTATGACCTGGCTCGGGTCGAAGGCGACAACATCAGCTATACTCGTGTTTACCCAATAGAAGGCAGCCTGAATATTCCTCGCCCCAACAACAACACCCCCGAAGAAGCCAAAGCCATATACGAGGAAGCCTCCCGGATATTGGATTACTCCCCAAGAGCCTCTGCTGCCCTGATGAGGTTGGCTCTGCAACAGCTCCTTGATCATCTGAAAGTTGAGGGTCAGAATATTAACAGCCAGATAGGAAACCTGAAAAAACAACAACTGCCTGATTATGTCATCCAGTATATGGATTCCGTGAGGATTGTGGGCAATGAAGCCGTCCATCCTGGAATAATCAACTTTCAGGAAAACATCGGTTTGGTTCCCAAGCTGTTCGACGCATTCAATTACATAGTTCAGGAGCTGATAGAAAGAGAAAAAAGAGCTAAACTCCTGTTCGCTGAACTGCCGGAAGATAAAAGAAAGGCAGTAGAGAAAAGGGATTCCCGTTCCAGCAACTAACCCACTTATCGACAAATAGAAGAAGGCTTAATGCTTGCCATCCGGCGCGGTTCCTGTACATTTCATTCCGTCCGGGCAGAGTCGTTTCGTCTCGCATGCCGCCATTAACTGGCGGCAGCTCGGTCGATCAAGAAGAAAGCTCCTTTTCAGCCCTTGGCCTCCGGGTCAGGGGCTTTTTTGTTGTTCTTTCTTCATGAAAAGATATAATTTTCTGGTATGATTCTGGGAAAACTATTCATCTATGCCGCCTCTGCTGTGTGTCTCTCCGTGGCTTCCATGGGAGCTTGCCCGGTGGAAAACATTCAAACCTCTGTAAAAGTAGAAGCCGCGCAAAAGAAATACTGGATCAGCTCAACCGGAAAGACACATAACTCTTCTTGCCGATACTACAATAACTGTAAAGGGTATTGGAGCAATACTGGCAGTGGCAATAACTGTAAGATTTGCGGCGGAGCCAGCAAATAATATTGAAACACTATGAAGATTCTATATGTGATATTTGTGGTGTGGGTATTTATTTCGGGAGTCTCATTTGCTCGAACCGAATGTTCTGTAAAGAGTGATAAAATATTAAATATACATTATTTAAATGAATGCGATTTCAAAATACATTTAAAAGTTTCAAGTGATGAATGGTGTC